TTTTTAACTATCTTTGTGTAAATAATAGTTAGGATGATAAACGACATTAGAAATACAGTTTTAGCTGTGTTAAATAAAAATAATTACGGCTATATATCTCCACAAGATTTCAATCTATATGCACAACAGGCTCAGATGGATTTATTTGAGGACTATTTCTATGCATATAATTACCAAGTAAATAAAGAAAACCAAAGAACTTCAGGAACAGATTATGCAGACATAAAAAAAGGATACGCAGAGGTTATTGATTTTTTTTCAGTAACATCAAACTTGACTCAAAATGGAGGTGCTACAAATAGCTTTTTTTTACCTTCACTTGCAACTACAGGTTCTGATTTTTATTTAATTAATAAAATATTTACAGGAGGTATAGAGCTAGAAAGGGTTAATCAAAGTAAAATATTATTACTTAACTCATCTCCTTTGACTGCTCCATCTACAATGTTTCCTGCGTATACTACTCAAGGAAATATTGCAACAATATACCCTGTGTCGTCTGCAGCACCAACAATTACTTGTCAATACATTCGTTACCCTAAGCCACCTAAATGGACTTATGTGGACTTAGGTAATAACAGTGAGCCAGTGTTTGACCAAACTCAACCTGACTATCAAGACTTTGAATTGTTCCCAGATGATGCCACTGATTTAACAATGAAAATATTACAGTATGCAGGAGTTTCAATAAGAGAGGCCTCTGTTGTTCAATATGCAGGAGCTGCAGAAGCGACTGAAACTAATAGCGAAAAATAATTATGTCATACATTAGCCAATACGATTACTATGAGAATGGAGGTAATGCTCCTGAAGATGCTAACTGGGGATCATACCAATACGTGTCATTGAAAGATATAGTTGTAAACTATCAGTTAATGTATTCTGGTAATCACTCTTTGGTAAACAATGAAGAGAGGTACAAAATACTTTTTCATGCAAAGAGAGCGATACAGGAATTAAACTATGATGCTTTTAAGGAAATTAAAGTATTACAGTTAAATGTTTCTGAAGACCTTAGATTTATACTTCCCTCAGACTATGTCAATTGGGTTAGAATATCTTACTTTCAGAATGGAGTAATAAGGCCTATGGTAGAAAATATTCAGGTAAACTCAGCTAAAGCTTATCTTCAGGCTAATGACAATAGGATACTATTTGACCAAGATGGTAAGGCTTTACAGCCTGAATATTCTCCGTTGGATTTCTCAAGGATTACGGCACAACAACCAAGCATTTATTTAAATAGTCTTAGTCCTTACAATGGATTAATGGGTTACGAATATGAAGGGTGTTGGTACTTTGACTTTGCTGTGGGAGCTAGGTTTGGCCTTAATACTGAAACCGCCAATGCAAATCCTACCTTTAGGATTGACAAAAAATCAGGTGTTATAAACTTTGATTCAACCATGGCAAACGAAAGTTGTATATTGGAATACGTTTCTGATGGAATGGAGGGTGGAGACGATACCCAAGTAACTGTAAATAAGTTGTTTGAAGATTATGTTTACGCATATATTAGTTATCAAATATTAAATAGTAAATTAGGCGTACAAGAATATGTTGTTAATAGAGCTAGAAAAGCTAAATCAGCACTTCTACGAAACGCAAAAATAAGATTAAGCAATATACACCCAGGAAGATTATTAATGAATCTGAGAGGTCGAGACAAGTGGATAAAATAATATGGCTACATTTCAAAGGAATTTTATAGCAGGTAAGATGAATAAATCCGTTGACGAACGACTTGTTCCAAACGGTCAATATATTGATGCATTAAATGTTAGACTAGGTTCTTCTGAGTCTACAGAGGTGGGTGCTGTTGAAAACTCAAAAGGTAACACTAAGCTTACAAGCATAGGTTATCAGGGTAATCTTTTGAGTACTAGTGCTAGATGTATTGGTGCGTACGAGGATGGAGCTAATGAGACTTTGTATTGGTTTATTCATGACTCTGATTTTTCCGCTTCTCCTACAGGAAAACTTGACTTAATACTTTCGTTTAATTCAGCTACAAACAATTTAATATATCACGTAGTAAGTGTATCAAAAGGTGGTTCAACTCCTACTGAAACAGTTTTAAACTTCAACGAAAAGTATCTTATTACAGGAGTAAACTTGGTGGATGGATTATTGTTTTGGACAGACAATTATAATCCACCTAGATTTTTAAATACCCAACGTAATTATAAAACTCCGAGTGGCACACCTTTAGTTGATGGTGATGGAAATTCAGAATTATTTTTTGAATCTTTTTTGGTTATAAAAAAACCGCCACACAGTGCGCCAACTATTGAAATGACTACCACAAGTGGGGGAGATGAAAATTATTTGGAAGAACGATTTATTTCATTTGCTTATAGGTATGAGTATCAAGACGATGAGTATTCAGCTACCTCACAATTTTCAGACGCAGCATTTTTTACAAATCCTTTTGAATTTAGTAGTCAGTCATATTTAAATGAAGGAGTGACAAACAGGTTTAATACTGCTATTATAACATACAACTCAGGTAGTTCGTTAGTTACAGCTATTGATTTGTTATTTAAAGATAGCAGTGGTACTGTAATTAGGGTTATAGAGAAATTAAAAAAATCAGAGCTAGGTCTTGCTGACAATACTGACTATACTTTTGTTTTTAGAAACAGCAAAATATTTACTATTCTTCCTGAGGCTGAACTACTTAGGTTATATGACAATGTTCCTTTATTAGCCCAAGCTCAAACCTTAATGGGTAATAGGCTGATGTATGGTAATTATGTTGAAAACTACAACCTTGTAGATGTAAATAATTCTCCTGTTAAACTTGAGTATGAAACAGAATTAATTTCAAAACTCATAGGTAATGAAGAGGTTTTAGATACTACAGGAAATGTGGGTTATACTTTTGGGTCAACAACAAACATACCTAACGCACAGTTAATTATTGACTTAGAAGGTTTAGACTTAGTTGCTGGATCTAGCATTTCTATTGACGCAAGTTTTATTCACAACTCTTTTGCTGGAAATACTCCATCTGAAACAACTACTAATACTGATGTTATTTTTTCATATGTACTTCCTCAATCTTTTAGTAGTGCATACGAGTTGGCTACAAGTGTAGACTTTCAGGAAAAAATAGGTATTGCGTCAAACATAAAACCTATTTACAGCTCTAATCCTAACGATGAGACGTCGTGCCAGGGGGTTACTTTTACTGATTTAATTAACTGCGCTATTCCAAATATTTTAGATAGCTCGCAGCCTACTAGTTGGACTAAGTTTGAAAGTGGAATATCTGCAGCAAATCAGCCGCTTGGCATTATAACATCACCAGGATCAAATACCATAGGGATTGAATTGATTGCTATGAGAAGAGTAGACGCTACCAATAATCCTACACAAAATGCATACGAATATTTTAGTTGGAATTTTGCTGAGGTTTTTTTTCAAACAATAAGTGACACTAGAAGTTTACATAGTAATAGAGATTATGAGATAGGAATTGTTTACATGGATGATTTTAATAGGTCCTCTACTGCTTTAGTTAGTCCTAATAATAGTGAGCATATTCCATGTGGGTTTTCTGACCAAAAGAACTCAATTAGGGTGACAATACCTACCCAACAAAAACCTCCATATTGGGCTACAAAATACAAGTTTGCTATAAAGCCTAGCAGGGAAAATTACGAGACTATTTATACTAGCGTATACTTTACAGACCCCACTACTAATGAAACGTATTTTTTATTAGAAGGAGAAAACCAAAGGAAAGTAGAAACAGGTGACAGATACATTGTAAAGGCCGATACTCAAGGGCCTTTGTTAAGGTGCTCTTACGCAACAGTTTTAGAGAAGGAGGCTAAGGAGTCTGATTTTTTAGACCCTGCCCCTCAGAATTCTGATGGTGAAGATATTTCTATTCCTGCAGGAACTTATATGAAAATAAAGGCTCAAGATTTTTCTGTGCAATTAGGAGATAACCCATTTATCTTACCAGGGAAACAGTGCTCTGTATCAAAAAAAGATAACCAATCAGTTATTGGAGCATATAGAGGGTTGTCTGGAACACCAGATAATTCAGGAAACTACTCTCCTTTTAACATACCTTCTGGCAGTAGAATAAAAATAGACCTTGACTTTACAAGAAGAGGTTCGGGAGATGGAAACTTGAGTTGTGAGAGAAGAAAGTATAGGTTAGAAACTACTTTAACTGCCTCTAAAGATTATGATAATATTATTGAGTGGTGGAATGGAGATAACATAGGTAGTATTATAAATACAGGAGATCAAGAAGTTGGAGGCGGAGGTGCTGATATAGAAAATCAATATGACCCTATATTAAAAACAAGCGAAGCTAATAATTACGGTTATGGTAATGGTAGTCAAGACATTAACTACTATGCATGGTTTCAAGACACAGGAGCAGGCTCAAATAATACAAACGAGATACGTTTTATTACTTCAGGAACAACAGCCTGTGGTTCAAAACCTAAGAGACGCTCAAACTCTTGTATTACATTTGAGGTATACAGAGCAGAAAACACTATAGTATTTGAAACAGAACCATCTGATGCTCAACCAGATGTATGGTATGAGTCTTCTGAAACTTTTAATATTGTAAAAGAAGGATGTAAGTTTTTAGCAACGGTTGGAGCATCTGAACCTCAACCAATTGCTTTTGAGTATACCTTAGATGGAGCTTCACAACAGCTTATTGTTCAGCCAGGTTCTCAGCAAAAAACTTTAGGGGATTGTGGCTCTATGGTTGTCTCAACATCGACACCTCCAAGTAATCCTTCAAACGTAACAATAGTTTCTACAGATTTAGAAAACTCTCACGCAGGAAATGTACAAGACCAAACAACAGGTCAACCAGCTATTATAGATACATCTTTCTTTAATTGTTTTGCATTTGGAAATGGAGTTGAAAGTTATAAAATTAGAGACTCAATTGTTGGAGCTCCACTGCTATTAGGTAATAGAGTAACGACTACATCTTCAGAAGATTACAGGCAGGCAAATAGGTTTGCGGATATTACTTACAGTGGGATATACAACGATGAGAGTAATGTAAATAAACTTAATGAATTTAATTTAGGTCTTTTAAATTTTAAAAGAACAGAGGAGTCGTTTGGGCCGATACAAAAACTATTTGCTAGAAGTACAGATGTGCTTACGTTGCAGGAAGATAAAATATCTTATGTATTGGCAGGTAAAAATTTACTGTCTGATGCTGCTGTTGGTGGAGCAATAACCTCAATACCAGAGGTGTTAGGAACTCAAATCGCTAGACTAGAAGAGTTTGGAATAAGTGCCAACCCTGAAAGTTTTGCAGTGTACGGTTATAATAAATATTTTTCTG